CCAATCGTCATCGCAGTGATAAATTGATATCGCTCCGTCATGCTCGCCTTTTGTTATATTTTCATGCCCGATTACCGCTCGGGCCGGACCATTCGGTAGCGACCCTCTAATATTACGAATTGCATCATCTTCGGGACTACCTACCTGTCGAGTAGTTCCATTTACTGCACGATCAAAATAACCGCGACCGTCGGGCGCAAATGCTGTCGGTACATTAATGTATTGTTTACCATCAATTGTTTTTATCGTGATATTATGGTCTCTTTTGTAATTGGCAGATAAACCATTTAAAGCCTGTCCCTGCGGTGAATCTAGTAAGAAATTATCACCGTTGCGAAAATACCAGCCAAATGGTAGTTCATCACGTCGAAACGGCATTAGACGTTGGTCGCCAATCATGTCTTTAACAACTATGTGAGCACCCACCTTGTAAATAGGTGAGTCGTTAACAACCTCTTTAATGGCTGGAACAGTACCAATATCATCAGCGGTTGGTTTATTATTCGGAGAGTAAACACGTTGCCCTTGTTCAGTTAATTTTTTAACATCTAATGAGCCATTAATTGACTGGCTTTCTTCACCTGATTTTTTGATAAAATTTGAATTATCGATAGTAGACGCCCAATTTTTAGCATCATCTGCTGATTTTTTAGCATTTTGTTCAGATGTTTTAGCTTTGTCTTCCGACACTTTAGCCGCATTTGCGCTATTACTAGATTGCTCTGCTGAGTTACGTGACTCTGTAGCTGATGAACTCGCACTATCTGCATATGATTTTGCTGATGCGCTAGCATTTTTGGCTATATCAGCATTTTTTGTTGTTTGTTCAGCATAGCCCCTGCTCTGTTCCAGTAATTCATTGAGTTCATTTGAAATTGCATATTGTGATTTTATTGTAACTTGACGACCGTCCGGAGCGGTTAGAGTAACTTCTTCTTCACTCGTCAATATCGTTTGCCAAGCGTCCAGTTGGATTTGATAATAATTCAACATTTCAGATACACGTAATGCTAAAGCTTCGATAGAAACTTTGGGCGATGTTGGTATTTCATACTTAACACCTGTTTTACTTGCTCCGCTATAATCCTTTGCTAGTGTTAGCTGTGTATCTGACTGAACTGATGCAATCTCATAAATTTCTATTGTATTTGATGTTTGTAGTATCAACATTTGTCCAGAACAAATGCCAACCAATGGATTTGTCCATTTTGTATTAATGCCAGTTACTATTTTGCTGTTGTTGGTTACGTTTACCGTACCTGTTTTGTACCAAGACATAATTTTCCTCAAATTTTAAATATAAAAAAACCGCTACATGAGCGGTTTTATTGAACAAATTGAATTATAATTTAAACAATGCTTTTAATTGCTTTTCTTTTTCGGCGCTTGCACATTTGATATCAATTAATGTGTGAGTGTTCTCAGTCGGAAAATTATCCAATTTTTGTCGTATAGAGCCAGTTAACTTGAGTTTTAAATCATAGTGATTGTCATTGATTTTTCTAACCTTACTAATTTCAAAACTTTTTACTGCTCCCCTTAACGTTTTTTCTTTATAAATTGCATTGCAATTTAAATTTTCAGAATACGAATTGCTAGAAAATAACAACATGAATAGTAATATTATTTTTTTCATCATTGCTCCATTTTTAAAATTTAAAATAATTTTCAGCGTCTAAAATCATTAATGGAAAGTTTGAAGTAAATTTTCCATTAAATGGGTGGGTCCATTCATAATTTTCGTGATTTATATAAGATGGCGCTAGGCTAAATCCATTTGAAGCAAAGCCAACTTGCTTAGTGATGCCACTGTATTTATCGAAACTCGCATAACCGCTAATTGATGTCGGAATGAACATGGGGCGTCTAATATTAGGTATACTGACGAATTCACCATGGCTAACAGCTCCAAAGCTGTATAGCTGTGGATTAATTAAAAGCCCTGATGTTGAATCACATACTGTTTCCCCATATGAATTATAAATCCTCATCCCGTATTTTGACAGGGTATTTATTGTTTCTTGTTTTGCAAAAACAACTACTTTTATGGAAATATCATAATTTAATCTTACACCATCTTTATTATGAGCCAATAAAGCATGTTCATAAAAATCACGATTAAACCCGATTCCGATTGAAGTATTTTGTTTGTCACTATAAACAAAGACTGCACAATTGTTGAAATTCAGGTACGGATTAATATTGCTTGGTCGCCAACCATCTTTAGCTGATATTGTAATGTCTCCCTTAAATACCACGGGTGCGCATAATGATGCTTGATTGATGGAAAAAAAGTTATTTTGACCTGTAAATGAAATCCCTATTCCTGAAACCGGATTATGCATCGGATAACCAATTATTATACATAGTTGGTTATACCCACTACCGCTATCACCACCATACCCTCACGCGTTTGGGCCATTTACCAAAATAACTTGTCGATTATTGTCTAGATAACTGCGTGAATCAAATGCGCCACAAACCCAAATATTGGTACCGTCTTCATCCATCTCAAAGTCAACATTATAACCAGAGCCGTTTGTTAAATGCACATAATACTGATACCCATCAGGAACATAAATGCCTGTTTTGTGCTGTTCAACACTACATATCCCTAAAATACAACACATAGTGTGAGATGAATCTAATATAATATCAGGTCCATCAGTACTAAAAATCTTTAAGCCGTAACTTGACACTTTTACCTCACAATTTACCTAGTTTTACTCTTAGTACATTTCTTTCATCAAAGACAGCTAATCCACTACCGTTTAATTCAATTCTTCCGCCTCCAAGAAATGAGCTATTTATCTCAAAATTGCCATCCTTAAATAACCGCCATCCCGATTTCCCGGGAACATAATTTTCAGATTGAATTGTGTCCGAAATTGTTGCGAAATTTAATGACGCCCTGCCGATGATTGCGCCATTCATGATTACATTGCCATCTTTTATGATAAAAGCTGGGACAGGGTTACCATTTGCTTGGTTCATAACCATGAATTTATCAGCAAGAAAGATGACATTTGACTGCATGCCATTATCGGTATTCTCAACGCCCATTGTCATGCCTGCGACATATTGCTGTCCTTTATCATCGATCTTAACTTTCATTGTTCGGTGAGCTGAAATTTTGCCATTGAGATTATTTACAGTTTCGCTAACGTCAGAGATTGATGTAGATACGTCCCCCACTTTCGTGTTGATGGATTGAATGGCTTGTGCTGTAGCTGAATTTTGTTCTGCAGTAGTTTTTTTAAACTCTGTTAAATTACTGCTAACATCACCGTATTTAGAGTTTAACTCGCGTAATGCAATTGCGGTTGCCTCTTTTTCAGTTAATAAAACAGAATTAGTTTCTTTTATTTCAGCCGATAAGCTACCATTTTCAACTCTGCGACGGCGTGTTTCGGTATCATTAGCTAACGCATTTTCAATAATCGCTTTTGCGTTTTCTATTGAACTAATCGCAGCATTATCAACTGAATCAATAAGAGAGTTCCAAGCATCGGTTTCTTTGATTTCATCAAAAATATGGTCAGTTAAATCATTTGTATTTGTACTAGAAATCCCTCTAACCCATGCTGTCCAGTCGCTAACGTTTCCGATCTTATCAATCAATCGAGCGCGATAGAAAAACACTTGACCAATTGATAATCCTGTTTGTGAATAACTGCAACTTGGATACGTAACATTGCTTAACAGTAGTGCCTTTTCTTCACTTTCATTAGTAGAGTATTGGATTTCAGTATGACTTGTGTCACCGCTACCTTCAGGAAATGACCACTTTAAATCAATACCAAAAACAACATCATCACTAGCCGTAAACCCAATTGGTTTGTCTGGTTTACCAACCTTACCTTTAATTAAAGTCGCTTGTGAGTATGCCCAAGGTGAAGATACGTCAATTGCATTAACAGCTCTTACACGAACTTCATAGACACCTGAATAAACCCCCTCAACAGTAAAATTTGTGCCGTTTGTACGACCAACATTAATCCAAGCTGAATTATCTTTTCGCCATTGAGCAACGTAGTTTGTTGCTCCTTCCACTGTATCCCATGTTGCATTTAAAGATGCAATTGACAAGCCTTGAGAGATGTAGCTACTTTCTGAAACAACAATATTTTTTGGAGTAGAAATTGAACTTGGTGGAGTAACGGTAATAGGTTTTGACTCAATCCGAATACCCTCATCAATATATTTGAATTTATCAGGATCGTGCTGAATAGCCGTTATTGTAAACCGACCTTTTTCAGTTGCCGATATTGATGTCACTCTAAAATATTGAATTGCAATATTATCACTATCTATACACCAAACTGCACCAGCTACAGGTTCAATTTTATAGTTAGCAGAAACCGTAATCGTTTTTTTATCGGTACTGATTGCTTTGATGGTTCTGCTTTGAGCTGTACCATCTGGCAAGTTAATTACTAGTCGATCGCCAGCGCTATAATCAACAACTCTATCTAGCGTTATTTTTCGCCCAGAAACGGCATGAATTCGCCCACCGTTTTCTTTACCTGAACGGGACGGATCGGCTACGCCAATAATTCGCGCAGGCATGGGGATATACCCATCCAAGCCAACAGTAAAGGTGATTACTTCATCTTTCGCATTGGAAAGTAATGCCCAACGCCCCCTCCTTTGGGCTTCTGCTTGTGATGTACAACCGATCGCAGTTAATTTCATCACATTAACATCGTATCGACGCATTAAATCATAGTCCCATACAGCTTCTACATCATCACAATAATGATTATTAGGGTCAGAATAAGCAACTAAGCACGAAGTATATCTATTTTTATATGAACCACCTGAATATGCAAAATCACCGATAACGTTAGATGGATGATAGATGAAATCAGGCTCGTCTTGTGGCATGTCAGCCGTTAAACAAATCTGGTCATTACCCCAAAAAATTATCCCACGAAATGACGCCACCAAGTCTTTAAGTGCTGTGTAAGCATCTTCTTGGCTTTGTATATACTCATTACAAGCAAAACGTGGCTCTTTGCCTCCTTTTCCATCCGAAACCATTTGATCGCAGTATTGCCCTAGTTGATAGATAGACCATTTATCTAGCATGGTAGAATCAATTCGTAATCCCATGCCTGCTATCTCATCACGCATTAAATAATAAGCCAGCCAAGCAGGATTATTCGTGTAAGCCATTTTAAAGCCACCTCGCCAAACTCCTGAATATGTTCGGCTAACTGGATCGTAATTATCTGGAACTTGAACAAGTTTTCCTTTTAGCTTACAACTGATCTTGGGCACGGCTCCGTTAAATTGACTAGCATCCAACTCAATATAAAGCAACGCGGTGTTAGGGTAGCGTAATTTGCTATCAATCACTTCTGCGTAAGAAGATACAGCAAATGCGTTAATTAATTTACTATTAGAGTTAGAATCTGGCGTTAATCGTCTTACTCGAATAGCCCAACCATTTACCGCACTTGGCAGATTTATACGATGATCTCTTTGATATTCAGATGTGGTTTTACCATTAAATTCCGCATTAACAACCGTTTCAAAAGCACTACCATCCGTTGATAAATCAATAGCATAATTCACAATTGTACCAACAATATCACCGTTATCTTTATATTGAACAAGTGTAGGCAAACTCAACTTAATTCTAATGGCATCTAGTTCTAAATTAGAAAATGAGCGAATCCACGGCTTATCGGCTTTTACTATATAATTTGCTCTTAGTTCATTACTTATCTCAGGAATACCTTTAATATAGTCTTGAGTTTGTGAGCCATTGCGGAATTCCCAAGTAACACCATTGAAATTACGTGAGCCATCTGCGTTAGCTAGTGGAGTGTTATCAATATAAATGTTTTGTTCGTTCAGATCGCCTTGAATCTCACCCTCACTCAATGCAATCAATGCTTTAAGCTTAGCCGTTGAAAGCAGATTATCTGGTTGTTCATACGGCTTGTGCTGTTTTTTACTACCACCTTTTTGCCCTTCTATTAAATGCATAATCCACCTATTGTTGATCTTCTGAATAAATACCAGCGTTAATTACCGCACCACCAATTTCACGCTCACCCAACAAAATAGCCACAGGATAACCTACTGCATTGGTATTAACTGGCGCACCAAATCCATAATTGGGCTTGTTTTCTGCGCTAGATGAACCGCCAGCGTTAAATTTCGGCTGAGGTGTGAGCAATTGAACAACCCCGCCAAGCATCATGCTAATACCGATTCCTGTTAAAATCGATGTTGCAGTAACCGTTGTGGCAGCCATCGCTGCTCCCCACGCCGCCAGTGACGCACCTGCCGTAAAAAATGCAGCCACTAACGCAATAGCACCAATAATAATTTGTAGCATCCCGCCACTTTTAGAGCCTTGAGCTACAGGCATGATCATGTAATTTTTACCACTTGCATTAATATCAAACTCATCAATATCAATGTTTTTGCCGTCAACAAAAAAAGCAAATTTGACACCTTTCATATGCGCTGAACTCATGTATTTTTCAAAGCCTTTTATCGTTGCGCATAACGCTCTTAGTAATTCTTTAATATCTTGCACATCGTATTGATGATTCTTGCCAAATTGCTTAGCCATTGCGCCTTTAAACGTTACATTACTCAGCATTAAATAACTCCTTGTGACGTACTATTCGAACAGTTCTATCTCTAAAATATTTACCGTATGGCGCTCTTGATGATAATTGGCCATAAAGATGATGAAGAATAAGATTGTCACCAAAATAAATAGCGGCATGGTTTGTAACCTGTGCACCAATTCGCATCATGATTATGTCGCCAATCTTCATATCCTTGTGGTCCACCTCAACAAACCCCTCTGATTGCCAGTTGTCATCATAAATATTTTCAGCTCCGCTCTCCCACCATTCGCGAGCAACAGAATAGTTTTTTAAACCGATGTTATACTCACGTTTATAGTAATCCATGATCAATGCCCAGCAATCAGCATATCCCAACAACCATTGACGCCCTGTATAATCCCGATTTACACGCGGTGATATTGTGCAAAAATCACCATCAGGAACAGACATAATTCCCCATTCAATCCCTGAATAATCGCATTGAATACGGTCAAATTCTGACGGGACAAGTGATACCACATCAGGATGAGAGTGAATAATCATAATGATTTCGCCCTGTTTCTCGGCTGCTAGTTGCTCATCAGGTGAGATTAAAAAATGCTCTTTGGGATTGTCTGATATGTTTTTACAAGGTATATATTTTTGAGTTTTACCCGTATCAACAATTAGACCACACGCCTCGTTAGGATATTCACTTTCAACATGTTTTTTTATTGCATCTAATAATTTTTGTCTCATATCATTTACCTTGTAAATTTGCCGCAGGAAAACCACCAAAAGGAAGCGGATTATTACCATGGCGAGCTTTACAAACCTTTAATAAGCCACCGCATTGATCTTTAGCAGGGTCATCCGTCTCTATACCTTCTTTAGTGAAATACTTATTGCCTGCAAAGTCGCATCCCGTCCCAGTTCTATACCACCCGCGCATACACCAAGTACAAACCGTTGTTATTTGCCGTGTTGGTAATTTAAGGTTTTGTATGTCAAAAGGTGAACATAACTCAAACTCAACGGTCACTTTTGTTTCTTCTCGTTTATTATTGATAAAAAATAACTGGACTCGTTCTTGTGTTGGGTCTGCAGTAGGATTTCCATTAAGCCAATTATCCGCATCAAGGTACTTAGCCATTGTCGTGTGGATTTTGATTTTTGCTTGGACCAAATCATAATAATCAATACAAAGCCGAGTTACCCTACCGTCTATATTGCCAACTGATAACCTTGGTGTTGGTTGTGAGCCAGTGCTACTTAATTCAATGTCTTTTAACTCATACGGATACGGTAAATATTCTTTACCTTGCCATTTTATTGATGGCAAATTCTCCGCAGCAAATGACGCCCACCCGTCGGGAGAAATATTATGAGCATGAAATCTCAGCACTTCATCAAGACCAAATTTTGTACCATCCACCTCTATTAGTTGTATAAGCTGGTTACCCTCAAGTGTTTGTAAATCTTGTGTTATTGGCATAGTTTCTCCAGATGATTAAACTAATTTATTTATATTTTTACCTGCATTTTGTGTATATGTGTGTATAATAATTTTCAGGTTAGGAGGTAAACATGAAATCAACTGACCTGATAAAAGAACTTACCAGTGCAGGGTGTATTCTGAAACGAGTTAGAGGTAGTCATCATATGTTTTACTCACCAATAACTAATAAAACGTTTCCAGTTCCTCACCCAAAATCGGATTTACCGATTGGCACAGTAAGATCAATCAAAAAATCGGCGGGGCTTTTATAGCCCGCCAACTTTTGGAGGTATTATGTTTTTTACTCTTGGCATTGAAACACCGAACGATAGCAATACAGCTTACGGCATTGTCGTACCTGCATTATGTAATGAAAAATATAGTTGTTATTCTGCCGCAGACAGAGAAAGCGATATTCCAGCAATGGCGACAGAAGCTATTTTGTTAACTGTTCAAGATATGATCGAATCAGGCGATTATGATGTTAAAGATATTCACAACGATCATGTTTCGTATAAAAATAACGATGAGTATGCTCATTGCGATACGTGGGTAATTATTGATGTTGATTTGTCATCATTTGTTGGTAAACAAAAAAGAATTAATATCACATTGCCCGATATTCTTATCGATAGAATAGATAACGCAGTTAAAGCACCGAATTCTTTTTATAAAGATCGGAGTAATTTTTTGGCAGAAGCTGCTATTAATGAATTAGCTGCACAAAATAGAGCTCGTTAATCATTTTTGGTTATTAAGCGCCATACAACTGATAATAAAAACCACCCGAAGGTGGTTTATTCGTATATCTGGAGTTGAAAATAAATTAGAAATTATTTTCTTGTATTGATTTCATACTCATCATTGAATATACAGTTTCTCTTTGATTCTTTCTAGCTTTAAATATTTTTAATTCAACAAGAGATTGTAGGTTTTTTGCTGCTGTATTGTAAGAACATCCGAGCATATCACTAACACTTGTTGCTGTAAAATTATTTGTTATTTTACTTTTAGCTACATTAAGAAGAACTCTTTGTTTATCAGTTAGCTTTTTCAATAAACCAGATTCCCACATCCATTGATCAAACTTCTGGATATTAATAATAGCTTGTTCGTATGTTTCCTTAAATTTATTTATACCACGAATAACAATTCTACATTGATGTTCAATAAAATATGTTAAATCCATATCATCCGTCTCGGTTCTAACATACGCCATTCCATATTGTTTCGGTGCTGATTTTATTAATGTACTTATTGCAATATATCTAAATGCTGAATAGTTGTTCTTAAACATGAACCAATAAAATAATGCTCTTGCAACGCGCCCATTCCCATCTTTAAAAGGATGCTCATATCCTATACAAAAATGAAGAATTATAGCTTTAATTAAGGGGTGAATATAATTCTTACCATTAGCATCATCATGGCAAGAGTTTGCCCAATCGATAATTATTTGTAGCCTATTTTCTATACCATCAGCTTTTGGAGGAGAGTGAACAATCTCATCATCATAATTAACAACTACAACATTGTCAGTTTCTATCCTAAATTGCCCTGGAGAGTACTGCTTATCATTAATACCACCGACACCCTTAATATGAAGTTTCTTTATAAATTCAATAGTAAGAGGCTTGTTTCTATTTTCCCAAACATAAGACATCATATTAAAATTGCCAATAACCATTTTTTCATCATTTGTTCTTGGTCCTCTTTTCTTTTTTAACATCCTTTTAGCATCTAATGTTGTAGTCGCTGCCCCCTCTAATTGACTACTACTAATTGATTCGTCTTCAATAAGGTCATCTAACAAATATTTTAAGTAATGTTCCTCACCAATATTTTTAGTCATCCACTGAAGAACCGCTGTTGTAGTATTTCTATCTGTTTCCGAAAGTGCTTTCTGTATATTAGGTGTTAAAATAAAATTACCAATAATCCCATCATCTCCAAATTTAAATAAATTTATTCTTTTACTCAATCTATTCGATTTAACAATTTTCCAAGCTAAATCTTTATTTAGATGTCTGGGCACGGTATATTGAAATTTATCATATGGAATATATCTACCTTTTTCATCAGCAGAATGAGAAATTTCTATATATTCTCCTATGTTATCTTTTTCTTCTGCTATAATTTCACTCCATATTTTAGTCATTTCTAAAATATCAAATTTTGGCGGCTTTATTAATCTAGGCATATTTCAATTTACCCCATTTTTGAAAACATGGATTAACTTAACCTAATTTTATTTCAAAATCAACAAAAATTGAAATAAACTGGAAGATATTATCAAGCAATCTTCATTAACTGAGGCTGAGAAGAAGACATATCTTGGTAAGTTGAAAGAGCTTCCTGTAGACGCCACAAAACACTTTTTCTAAACCGATTATGCAGCGGTGAACTATTTGGACTGATAACCCAGAAGTGGGTTTATTTTCTAAACCGCTTATGCAGCGGTGAACCTAATCGATTAATTATCGGTTCGCGAAATTTATTTCTAAACCGCTTATGCAGCGGTGAACTAGATTATATCAAACATAGCCTTTTGTTTTAACTAAATTTTAGCCATTTTTTCGAAAATAACCCTTTTTTCTAGCACTAAAATTAATCTATATTTTTCAATAAACTAAAAAAGCGATTAAAAAAAAGGGTTGTAGAGTTAACCTCAAAAATACCAGAAAAAACTTTAATAAAATCAATGCGTTTTCTGACAATTTTTAATCAAGGTGAATAAGCTTGAATAAATTTGAATGATAATGAAACAACTCTGCCGCCAACAAATTCGGATTCGATAGATTTATTCACAACTCGATACAATTTTTCTTCACCGTACGGGTTTTTCCACTTAAACGACTTTATGATGTGCGAGTTTAAAAAATCACGAACCTCTTTTATTTCATTGATGCATCCTGTATAAGTTAAGTCCCAAGTCTCACTTGTATTATTAATACCATTACTGGATAACTGGACATATCCGTCACCAAATCCAGCTTCGTTAATGCTTGACGAATCTGTATGTTTCGGATTGCCCATTGTTTTCCATTTAAAAACATCTATTGTCATTTCCTCCTCCTAATACCTATCTTGCGCACATCAGGTTATATAAATCACCGCCCGGTGAAACAAGTTTTTTTATCGTTTCATTTACGCGCCGATCAATTATTGCAGCAGCTTGACTTTCAATAGAATTTGCATCAATGCTTGAGTTAGCCGCCCCTGATTCACTATTAGATTCCATGTTTAATGTCACATTAGTATTAACATTTATAGCGCTTGATGATTTATTAGATTTACGAGTAAAAGCAATTGGTGAAGCATGACCAAGATTAACCGCACCACCACTTGCGTACCCTCGTTGCGCTTCATTCATCAGCGCGTAAAGATTGCCAACACCAAGGCGTTTTGTCGCTTCTTTGGTGAATACGAATTCGCCTTTATGAACAATACCTGCAGGCTCATACTTATTGCCTCGCCCTGTAAAACCGCACGAGTTAATGCTGTATCTAACATCCCCACCAGTTGCGTAACCTCGAATCAATCCACCGTTATAAGCTTGCTGTAGCCCTCCCGTTGCTGCACCAGCACCAGCGCTAGCCATTCCAAACCATTTCATTGATGACTGTATTGCTTGAGCAACTAGCAACTTATTGATAATCTCAATAATATTTGTGAGAATTGATTTGGCAAGACTTTTAAAGCTCATTTTCCCAGTTGTAACAAATTCAGTTAATGAGTGGCTAACAGAACTCATGGTTTGTTGTCTTAAATCACGAAACGCATCAAACATGTTCCGTGAAGCATCTGAAAATTCATTCACACCCACTTTTAGCCCTGCAAACCAATCAGTTTGATTAATGTCTTCCTGCTGCCAGCTTTGTTGTAATGCTTGTTTTTCCTTGTTGTATTCCTCGGTGATTTTTGCTATTTCATTCGGATTTGTCGTACCTTTTAAAGCAATATCACGCTGAGCGTCAAGCTCTGACATTTCATTGTAGCGATTCGCATTTTTTGATGTCATGCCAAAAGTAGCTTGGCTGGCTTGAGATTTTGCAGATAAGTTTGTTGTGTACTCTTGCATTTTACGAAGTGCTTTAGTCGCTGTTTCGTATTGTGCAATTTCTTCACTAATAGCTGCATTTTTAGCAAACTGAGCAAGTAAAGCATCTTTATGTGCAAGTACATATTTTTCATGCGCTGACATTCTTGATTTATTGCCAGTACTTTCTAGCGTTTGAATCTTAGCTTGTAAATCAAAGTACTTTTTGCGCTCCGATGTTATTGTGTTAACCGTCAAGCTCTGTTCACGAAGTGCTTGAAGCTGGCTTTTTAAGCTGATTTCTTGCTGTTGTGATGTGCGTAATAAATTGGTTGCTGAGCTTGTTTTTTCGGCGTTGTTAGCTCTAATCTTTGCTGCTGCTTTGTCTATATCCTCTTTTGTGACCGAGCCTGGAGCAATTTCGTTGGCTCTCTTTGCTGCTGCTTCCATTTCTTCAATTTCAGCTTTTGCGCGCTCGCTACGCGTCATTATCATTTGTGAGTATTGGTAGAACGGGCTTTTTGTTGGGTCTGTTGCTTTATCTGCATTCCCGCTTATTGCTTTTAAAAGCTGTAACTTTAATGATGCGTCGCTTGCTTTATTTGCAATTTCAATTAATCCATTAATTAGTCCTTGAAATTTGTCATTGCCATTGTCAGAAGTTTTATATAAATTTCCAAGTTTATTAATTAAGTCATTAATCTTTTCTGATGCTTTAATTGAATCGGTCTCAGCTTTAATGTTAGATAAATCAACAAGCAAATCTTGAGCTTGCTCTTCTGTTATATCGAAATATTCTGCATAACTGGAAACTTTACTTCTAATGCCAGATGCCGATTCCAAAGCTTCATCATTAACATTTTTAAGCGCTGCACCTAAATCCTGTCCACCCTTAGTGAGACGTTGAATAGAATCAAGAACTGCATCTAAATCCGAAGTGCCGCTACGCCCGAGCCTCTTAAGCGTTTCTTTCCACCCTACTTCAGCATCTTTAAATCCGTCTTGAAGCTGAGCCTTAATTCCTGAAATAGTTTTTTTTACATCTCTTTCGCTTGATTTTAACAACCCCTCAACTAACGGCCTATTTTTCTTAAGTAACTGCATCATATCGTCAGACAAGAAAGTAAAACCTGTTTTTTTGTCTGTATTCAGCACCCTATTTAAACGATCTTGCGCTGCCGCTAATTTATCTGTAGCGCTTTCAGTTTCAAAAAGCTTCGGTATCATGCTACCAAGCAAGCCAACCATGGCAGAAATGCCGATGTTCACAGGATTTAACGAGGTTAACAGCGTGCTAAAAGTATTGCCTATGCCATTTTTCATGATCATAGACATACTAGAAGTTTGTAGACCTGTGAAATTCCCTCGCATCATCTGTGTCGTCATTGTAGCTAACTGGTGCTTAGTAGCTAAAGACGCTGTGCCTAATTTTTGGGTTTCTTTCGTTGCTTGCGTTAGTTTTCGAATATAAACATCAGCAGATGAGCTAACTCCAAGTTGTGCAGCTTGATATCGCAATAATTGCTCTTTTGATAGATTCTGAGTAGCAACCTGCGCTTTTAATTTATTTAAAAAATCAGTTCGCGCTTTGCTTGCAATGTTTTCAGCCGTCGTTACTTCTTTTTGCTTGATTGCAATATCTGAGAGTAATTGGCTATAATTGTGGATATCTATTTGACCGTCTTTATAAGTTTTTGCAAGCATTTTTCTAACTCTTGCAAGCTCTTTTGAGGCAGTATTAACATCTTTTAAACTGTCAATTTGATTTCGAAAACCAACATATAATCTATCGCTAGATTCAGCAAATTTTTTCGCTGAGTTTGTATTTGCTGTAAGGCTTTTACGATATTCGGCAATACGTCGATGAACTTCGTCAACCTCTTTAGCTGTTCGAGATAATGAGCTTTTGATAATTTGTTGTGAGTTTTCGAACTCATCAGTAGCAGACGCCGCACCCTCCGCCTTTTTACTAAAATCTGGATCGGCTACACTAATTCATACAACTTTTTTAAGGGGTAAGGTAAACTTATCACAACTAAAAAAGGAACAAATATGAATAAGATTAAACGCAAAAGACGAACATTCACAGATGATTTTAAACACCAAATGGTCAGTCTTTATCAACATGGTAAATCACGTAGTGAAATCGTTGCCGAATATGATTTGACACCATCAGC